CAATTAATTTTTTATAAAAATTAATTATGAAAATAATAAAACATTTATATTTATCATTGTTTTTATTTATTGCAAATTCATCACAGTTATCATTTGTAACACTAGTATTAGTATTAGTATTAATATTAACACTAGCACCATTGTTATTATATTTAATAATATTATCAAAAATTAAAAAATCATTGTAATGTGTTTGCAATAAAGTATATAAATGTATTGTTTCTAATTTATAGTTATTATTTTGATATACACTAATTAATGAAAAAAGTATATTAATATATATAGTGCTATAAGATACATTATTATAAATTATGTAATTTATAATATAATTATTTATATACTCAATATCTTCATTATTGTTGCTTTCGATGCAATTAGTTAGTAATTGTATATACATTGTTATTAACTCTTGTTCTAATTTTGCATAATTTGTTGGTGATAATTTATTTAATATACTTTTAATTGTGCTTTTAACCAATTCTATTTTAGTTCGTGTTTCTTCTTTTTTTTTGAGAGAAGTCTTATTGTTGTTATTGTTATAAATAACATTTGAATGACGATAATAATTGTCGCTTGATTTTGTTTTTGGTTTAACTTTTTTGAATCTTAAATCATTATCATTATCAATAATGTTTAATGAAATATCATTATTGACAGTATTCAAAATAGTATTTAAACAATCCAATAATGAGCTATCTAGTGTTTTATTTTCTAATGATTGATAATAATTATTAATAAATGAAGTTGTGTAAATAATCATTATTAATTAATAATATAGTACTATTATATTTATTCTTTTAATTATTTTCGTTTTATTAATATATATAAAGTCTAATACTAATATTAATAAAGACTATGAATATATTGACAACTATTTTAAGTTTTTATGACGAACCACAAAAAATTAGCAATAATGATTACAGTGATTGTTTTAAGTTACCAATTGAATATTTAGAAGACACATCAAAAAAACTTTTAAATAATAATATTATTACTGATTTAGAATTAAAAATAACAAAAGAAGATGAAAATATAAATAAACTTACTAAAGAAAAATCTGCAAATGTGATAAATGTATATAATTTATATTATCATGTTTTTGATCCAACAAATATATTTGAAATAAATATTATAAATAGGTGGTCTAATTATTATACAAATAATAAAGAATTTTTGCTGGAAAGTCAAGAGTTATTGAAAAATTATAAGTCAGTAAAAAAAGTTACATTTGCTATTAACAGTGATGATGATACAAGTTGTGATGATACCAGTTGTCATGATACAAATAGCAATGATACTAGTAATAATAGTACTAATGAAACTATAAAAGAAGAAAAATTGTATAATACTTGTAAATCAATTATTTATGATAATGGTTTTGTTAACAATTATCAATATATTGATATTCCATTATTAGATAAATATAATAATAATAGTATATTATTACAATGTTTAAGTATATATAATCTATCTACACCGGTATTTTCTTTACTAATCCCAATAATATTTATGTTGTTACCTTTTTTCATAATAAAACTTCAAGGTTATAATATAACATTTGCATTGTATTTTGAACACTTAAAGAAGGTTTTTGCAAATCATATTATAGGACAATTATTTAGTTCATTTAGTGATACAACATTAAGTAATAAACTATATTTGTTATTTAGTTTTGGATTCTATATTTTTCAGATGTATTTGAATTTTACAAGTTGTATTAAATATTTTAAAAATATTAAATATATTAATAATACATTGCTAGAACTAAAAGACTATATTGGTAGTGCATTAAGTAAATATAATAATTTTTTAAATTATTCGCAAAATTTGATAACTTATAAATTATTTAATAATGAAATAAGAAAAAATATTACAATTTTTAGTGATTATTACAATGAATTGACTCAGTTGCGTCCCTATAAATTAACTATTTATAAACTTACCGAATTAGGACAATTAATGAAATGTTTTTATTATTTAAATAAAAATAAGAGTTTTATCCAAAGTTTATTTTTTTCATATGGATTTAATGGATATATTAAAAATATTGAAAAGTTACAAGAATATGTAAGTAAAAATATAATAAATTTTTGCTCTTATAATAACAATAATAATAAACCAACATCATTTACAAACGCATATTATGCTAATTTAAATAAAATTAAATGTACCAAATCTAATTATGATGCAAGTGAAAGCATAATAGTTAAAAATTCTTATTGTATGGATAAAAATTTAATACTTACAGGCCCAAATGCTTCGGGTAAAACAACTATATTAAAATCAAGTTTATTTAATATAATATTATGTCAACAGTTAGGATGTGGTTTTTTTGATAATGCACAAGTAAAATTATATGACTATATACATTGTTATATAAATATTCCCGATACTGGAGGTCGTGATAGTTTATATCAAGCAGAAGCAAGACAGTGCAAAAATATATTAGATATTGTTGAAACTAATAAAGACCAGACTCACTTTTGTGTATTTGATGAACTTTATAGTGGAACTAATCCAGTTGAGGCTTTAAGTTCTTCATTTAGTTATTTAACTTATTTAAATAAGTTTAGCAATGTAGATTATATTTTAACAACACATTATACCAAATTATGTAAAAAATTAAATAAACAAAATAACTGCTATTGTATGAATGTTATTAAAAAAAATAATGATTTTGTATATACATATAAAATGAAAAAAGGGATTTCAAAAGTAAAAGGAGCACAAAAAGTACTAAAAGATTTATATTTTCCAGAAAATATAATTAATGCAATGAATTAATAATATTAATTCGTTAAACAATACTTAAAATAATATAATTTAATAATAATATAAATGTTACATTTATTCAAATTTATTGATTCGGGATTTTTATTGACATTGGGATTATTATTATTAATAGGAGGAGCAGTAATGTTATATTGCTATCGTAGACTTAATTTATTAGAAAGAAGTATAATAGAACACGGTAAAATATTACAAAATTTTATAGCAAATTATAATATTCAAATGAGCAGTTTATGTTTATTAAATAATTCAGGAACTTGCAATTATGAAACTTGCAATTATGATGATGTAGTAAATAAAAAAATAAATAGCGAAAAAAAAATAGAAGTTTCAGATGATGATGAAGAAGATGAAGAAGATGAAGAAGATGAAGAAGATGAAGAAGATGAAGAAGATGAAGAAGATGATGATGAAGAAGATGAAGAAGATGAAGATAAAACAAATATGCCCAAAACAATTAATATTAGCGAATCTTTAACTTTAAATAACGAATTTTATGAAACCATTGATAGTCCAAATGAAAATAACAAACATCCATTAGAAGTAACCGAACTAGCTAGTTTAAATTACATAAACTCTGATGATGACATATTTGTTAAAAATATACCAATTAATTTAGCAAATTTAGATGAAAATTATGAAAACGGTTCAAAAGTAATTACTTTAGAAAATAATTTTGAAACTACACAAAAAGTAGAAAAAAGAAATTATAGCAAAATGAGAATAGATGATTTAAGAACACTTGCTGTAACAAAAAATTTATTAGATAATGAATCAGCACAAAAAATGAAAAAAAATGATTTAGTTAAATTATTACATGCATAATTTTTATTCTAATTTTATAATTTTATAATTTATTATTTTATAATATATAAAATTATAAAATGAAAAGTGGGAAAATGATGCTTTTGCATTCACTAATAATTGGATTGGTGTTATATGTTATTATGTTATTTGGATTTAAACAACGACCGATTGTTGCAGAAAATAGAAGTATATTATTGGCCGCATTGATTTTGATTTACATGATTTTATTTGGTCATGGACTGCCTAAGACAATAAATAAAGATTTATTTTGATAATTAAAATTATTAAAATTATTATTATTTTTAATAATACTAAGTTTAGAAATAATGTTATTAAAAGTATTAATAAATAATAATGTTCTAAATATTATATTATTTATTAATAATATATTAATACTTATGAGTTGGGGAACTTGTTATAGTGGTTCTAATAATATTCATTTTAATTATCCACCATTAATGGATGATTCTAGATTATTTAGCGATTATAATTCATCGGTTTTAAATGATAATGTTTTGAAACATAGAAATAATATAAAAACAAATGATGATTATAGAAAATATTTGCAAACAAATGGCGATGCAATAATAAAAAATAATCAACTAATTGCATGTAATGAATGTACGGTGTGTCCTTATTATATTAATAATAGTACTATAAATAGTAAAACACCATATATTTTTCAATCAATTTTATCACAAGATCAACCCTATGGTTATGAAACTAGTAATTTAAAGAATTTATATTTAACACAACAACAATTGGATGCACAAAAACATGTCACCAAGTACATTATGAGTGAAATTAAATAGTATATTGTGATTATACTAATTTTAATATTTTAATATTTTTATAATTTAATATTTTAGTATTTAGTATTTAGTATTTAGTATTTTTTTATATTTTTTTATATTTTTTAATATTTTATTATATTTTATTATATTTTTTTATATTTTTTAATATTTTATTATATTTTATTATATTTTATTAATATAATAAAATGAATTTTTTTGATAGTTTGATGGCTCCGCTTAATCGCGATCATTGTTTGTTATTTTATCTTTTAGGGTTATTTAGTTTAGCATCTGCTGTTATTGCTCTAATTGCTTTTACTATAGGTTTATTTAGAAAAAATTCAACATATGCGATGGTAGCACTTTTTGGTTCTTTTATAAGTAATATGATTGTTTACTACTTTTCAAGAATATATTATTCAATATGTATAGCTGCGTTACGCTAAATTCTTAAATAATTAATATAAACAACTATATAATAGTTAATTAAATAAATATTATATAGTTATGAAACTGTTAAGTATAGATATTGGTATTAAGAATTTAGCAATTATATTAATTGAAACATATACTAAAACTAATATAAGTGATAATAGTAATATTGATTTTAAAATAATAAAGTGGGATGTTATAAATTTATGCGAGAAAAACAATAATTGTAGTGAACTTGCATGTAAAAAAAAACCAATTTATTTTAAAAATAATAGTTATTATTGTAAAGTACATGCAAAAAAAACAAATTATAGCATTCCATTGTGTAATATTAATACTTTACATAAACAGTCACTTAAAAAACTTATATTATGTGCGCAAGAATATAATATTGTTATTGATAAATCTATAAAAAAACCTAGTCTAATAGTTTTATTAGAACAACATTTAAATAGTCATTGTTTACAAGAAGTTGAAAATGTTAGTGCTAACTCAATAAATTTAGTGCATATTGGAATTGCTATTAAAAATGAATTAAATAAATTATTTGAAGATTATAATATATTAGAATTAGATAAAATAATATTAGAAAATCAAATTAGTCCTATAGCAAATCGAATGAAAACTATTCAGGGTATGATAGCTCAATATTTTATAAATTCTAATAATTACAATATATATTTTATTTCGGCAATCAACAAATTGAAATTTTTTTTAAAAAACAAAAATGATGAAAATAATCATGATAATAATCATGATAATAATCATGAAAATAATAATAAACTTAATTATGCAAATAGAAAAAAATTAAGTATTTATTATACAAAAGAAGTATTGCAAAAATATAATATGAGCAATGAGATTGTTTTTTTTAGTAATCATAAAAAAAAAGATGATTTAGCAGATTGTTTTTTACAAGCTTATTATTATATTAATACTAAAAATAATAAATAAAAAAATAATTCTAAATATATTAATAATGTTTGCGGAGTATTTAAAAATTAAACTTCTATTTAAATCATAATAGGAGTAATGGAAATTTTTGAAATTGATCCAGAAATTATAAATATTGACAGCTTTAGCATACCAGAATTTAAAGTTAATGACACATTTGATATTGCTGATGATATAATTAAAAGCAAACCAACGACAAATTTTGGCGGCGGCATTGAATTATTGATGAATGTAAAAAATAAAAATGAAAAGAAATCAAACTCATCAATTGATATTGAAGATATTACAAATTTAGAAAGTGAATTAAATAATTTAACAAACACTACTACTAATAATACTAATAATACTAATAGTAACGAAACAAATGAACCAGAAAAAATGCAATATCAAGATAATGATAGCAAAAAAGAAATAAAATATAATCAAGGCACATCAACCAAAAAATCAATATTTGGTGATTTATTTGGTTCAAATAAAGTAGATGGTGAAAATATTAAACCCATTACAAAAAATAATGAATCCAATGATTCAGAAACACATAATTTAGGAAAATCAACTGCTAATATGAATGAAACACAAACATGGGATGGATTTGGCAAATTCAATAATATTCCAATAAATTTAGAAAAAGTCCAACAAAAATCACAACTATCAAAAGAAGAAGAATTACGTGAAAAATTCAAATACATGCGGAAGTTAGATGACTTAGAAAAGAAAGGCATAACATTAAGCAAACGTTATAATATGGATTCTAATTTAGATGAAATGATTGGTGAATATGAAACAATTATTGCCGAAAAGGAAAAGTCAAATGCTATTAAGTTTCAAGGTAAAATGATGATGGCCTGTATAACAGGGTTAGAATTTTTAAATAATAAATTTGATCCATTTGATATAAAATTAGACGGTTGGGGAGAACAAATAAATGAAAATATTGAGGACTATGATGATATTTTTGCTGAATTACATGAAAAATATAAATCAAAGGCAAAAATGTCACCAGAATTAAAATTATTATTTCAATTAGGTGGTTCAGCTATGATGGTCCATATGTCAAATACATTATTTAAATCTTCTATGCCAGGAATGGATGATATTATGAGACAAAATCCAGAATTAATGAAACAATTTACACAAGCAGCCGTTAATACAATGGGGCAAACTAATCCCGGATTTGGTGGTTTTATGAATGGACTTTTTGCTGGAAATAATGGCCCATCAAATAATAATAATGGATACACTCCTGGATTTGGAAGCACAATGCCTCCAAATGTAAACTCCGGTCCACCCCCAACGTCTGTTGAAACCAAATTGCCTGATCGCAGTCAACGCATGCCAAATATACTAAATCGTCCCGATATTACTTCGGCGCGCGGAATTGAAATAACAAAAAATGAATCAAATCCATATGAAGAAGAAAGAATTACACGCCCTGAAATGAGAGGTCCAAGTTCTGTAACATCACAAAATCAAAGTATTGCTTCTTTATTAAATGGACTAAAGAGCAAGCAACCCGATAATGATACTAATTATAACGAAATGAGCACAATTAGTATTGATGATTTAAAAGACTTAACAAATGCAAAAATACCAACAAAATCAAAACGTAGGCAAAAGAGCGATAGAAATATAGTAAGTTTAGATATTTAAACTAATTTTTACATAAATTATAACTTATAAATTATATAAAAATAATAAATTATAAACTATAAATTATATAAAATAATAAGTTAAAAATTCTATTATAAAGTATATAAAAATAATAAGTAAATAGTATTAATTTATGACTAACTATAATAATCCTAATTATTTAATAAAATATGATTATTCAAATTTAAAATCATATACAATAAATTTAGATGATTATAAATTTAACTACGACAAACACTCACATTATTTATTGAAATTAGGCATTATTAGTAAGAGATTTAGTGGAGTAAATGCTTTAAAAGACGAACATTTAAAAAGTAAATATAAAAAAAATATATCTAACTATGCTTTGAACTTTACACCAAAAACGGCTATTGGGGCCGCGTTAAGTCATATAATGTGTTGTAAGACTATATACAAAAACTATATAAAGAAAAATGCAGACAATCCAAACTATTTTTTAATAATGGAAGATGACGTTTTTCCTTTGTATGAAAAAGAGGAATTTTACGAGAAATTAAATAGTACATTACATGATATAACAATTTTAGATAAAGATTGGGAAATTATTCAACTTCATAGCGATGGTATTATGCCAACAATAGATACGTATAAGACACATATTGATGGTAGTATGCTAACAATAGATACTTATAGCACACATATTTGTTCAGGAAGCGCCGCTGCTTATTTAATATCAGAAAAAGGAATTAAGAAAACATTAAAATGTAAAATAATTGGTTCTATAGATATATTACATCATAATTATATTAATTTTAATAAATATAGAGCAAAAGATAATTTATTTTACGCAGATGAAAAAACTAGTGTAAATCGTATTATGGAATATAACTTAGGTTGTTATACTTTGTATTTGAAGTCTACAATATTTGAATTCATAAATTATTATACAAATATTATTCAGTTGCGCGGAGAGAAGACGATTGTACATTTATTACAGGCTAAATTATTTAAAGAACCAATTTTTAATAATGAGTTTAATACAAATAATATAATTGATTTTTTTATTGTATTAATAATATTAAGTAAATTATATTTTAATAAAAATATATGTTAGTTATTTTTTGGATATTTTGTGTTAAAGTTAAACTTATATTTTAAAATAATACTTTATTTATGAATAAGTGTATTAGTTCTTCTAATAATTTTACTATTTCAAATGCTAAGTGTGATATTTCAAATGCTAAGTTTACTATTTCAAATGCTAAGTTTACTATTTCAAATGCTAAGTGTGATGTTTCAAATGCTAAGTATGATGTTTCAAATGCTAAGTGTGATGTTTCAAATGCTAAGTGTACTATTTCAAATGCTAAGTATGATGTTTCAAATGCTAAGTGTGATGTTTCAAATGCTAAGTTTGATGCATCATATAGTATAATATATAAAACAAATCAACCTAAACCTAAACCAATATTAGAACTTTCATTTATTCAAAGAATAATTAAAAAAATTATTCAAAAAAATATAAAACTTAATAAATTTTTATGTTATCGAGCAGCCACATTATTAATATTAACAATTATACTTTCTTCATTCTGTAAATGTTATGATGTATTAATATATGCTTCTTTTGGAACATTTATTTCTGCTATGTTTCTGGGTTCACGTGGACTGCTAGGTAAATTTAAAGTAATAGCGTCGCGAGAGCATAATGAAAAATTTAACCATACTATGTGTTATTATTGGAAAAAATATGTTCAACTACCTGAAAGTTTTTTATTTACATTTATGGCGGTTTTTAATATACTATGGCATATGTTTTATGGATTTTTAGCATTATATTATGTTAAAACTTTTATTAAAAATTCCATAACTACAAAATATTCATATATAATAGGATATTTATTAATTTTATTATTTTTTGTTATAAATTACAATAGTGATTTTAAACTATATAATAATTCTTTAAAATGTAGTGCAAGTGAATACAATAATGCAGTATTTTTAACTCTACTTTTTGCTGTTGGATTAATATATTATTTTAAAACTATAAAAGTAAGTATATAAAAGTATATAAAAGTAAGTATATAAAAGTAAGTATATAAAAGTAAATATTTATAATATTTATAATATTTAAATATGAGTTTTTGTGAAGAAAATAGGTTTCAACCCAAGTTAATATGTAACAAAGGAGATATTTGATTATCTGAAATAAAAAATAGTAATTATAATACAAGAAGTTATATTTTAATAAAACTATATGTTAGTTATTTTTTGGATATTTTGTGTTAAAGTCAAAATTATATTTTAAAATAATACTTTATTTATGAATAAGTGTATTGGTTCTTCTAATAATTTTACTATTTCAAATGCTGAGTTTGATATTTCAAATGCTAAGTTTACTATTTCAAATGCTAAGTTTACTATTTCAAATGCTAAGTTTACTATTTCAAATGCTAAGTATGATGTTTCAAATGCTAAGTGTGATGTTTCAAATGCTAAGTGTACTATTTCAAATGCTAAGTATGATGTTTCAAATGCTAAGTTTACTATTTCAAATGCTAAGTTTACTATTTCAAATGCTAATTGTGATATTTCAAATGCTAATTGTGATATTTCAAATGAACTTTTATTTATTCAAAGAATAATTAAAAAAATTATTCAAAAAATAATAAAACTACATAAATTTTTATGTTATCAAGTAACCACAATATTAATATTAACAATCATACTTTCTTCATTATGTAAATGTTATGATGTGTTAATATATTTTTCTTTTGGAGCGTATATTTCTATTATGCTTATGGGTTGTTATGGACTGCTATTAAAATTTAAAGTAATTGCGTCGCGAGAGTTTAATGAAAAATATAACTATACTCAGTGTTATTATTGGAAAAAATATGTTCCACTACCTATAAGTTTTTTGTTTACATATATGGCCGTTAGTTCTATAGGAATGCATATATTTTATGCATTTTTAGCATTATATTATGTCAAAACTTTTATTAAACATTCTATAACTACAAAATATTCATATATACTAGGATATTTATTAGTTGTATTATTTTTTGCTATAAATTACAGTAGTGCTTTTAAAGTATATAATAACTGTTTAAAATGTAGTCTTGATGAATACAATAAAGGAGCATTTTTAACTCTACTTGTTGTTGGTGGATTAATATATTATTTTGAAACTATAAAAGTAAGTATATAAAAGTAAATAAAAGTAAGTATATAAAAGTAAATATTTATAATATTTAAATATGAGTTTTTGTGAAGAAAATAGGTTTCAACCCAAGTTAATATGTAACAAAGGAGATATTTTATTATCTGAAATTAAAAATAGTAATTATAATACAAGAAGTTATAATTTAGCATTTACTATTCCAAATATAGACAATTCAGTAACAAATATTAATAATCTTACTAGTTTAGAAATATATAATTTATTAGAAAAACAAAATAATGATCTAATAGAAAAAGTAGTTATAATTAATGAAACAAATAATGAAGCCGATATATGTATATTAATCAATCATCTTGCAAAAGAAATTGGAATAAAGCAAAAATATTTGTTATTTAGAACTACAAAAATTATAAATAAGTTTAATAACTCAGTAACTTTTTATAATAAAGATTTAAAATTAGTATGTGAAAAATTAAAAGAAGACTATTTAAAGCAACTGAATTTTATAAATTCAGACTGTGAAGCAGTAATATATAATTATGGTAAAACTCAAATAAATGTACAAAAAGAGGATGATGAATTAATAAGCGTTAAATTTAATATAGATTTGCAAGTTATTATTAATGATAATTTACCGCTATATATGGAAAATTTGATTGGATTAATGTTAAAAAAGATGTTTTATAATCTTAAGAATTCTTATAATGTTAATGGTTAGGGTTTATATTAAAAATATATAGTAAATATTTATTTTTAATATATGTTGACTATGATTGAGAGAAATATAAGTGCATGTCACATAAAACTTTTCAATAATTTAAATAGCATAAATAAACTATTGGAAATAGTTGGTTAATAGTTACATAATTATATTATGTTAATGGCGCACCGCTTACGCTCTTCTTACAGTACTTGTTATATGGTGCGTTGTATTTGCTAAAGCAGCTAGTAAGTCACTTAGTGCATGCTCAATTAATGGATTAGTATTAATATCTGGCATCATCATTCTATTTAAAATTATATATGCTCTGTCATATATATCATTTATATATATATGGGCAGTGTGTTGATTATTTTGTACTAAACTTTTTTCAATAGCAGGAATTAAATTTATTTCATTTATTATTTCTCTATTCAGTTTTAACAATACTTGAATATCTTGTAATTCTAACACATATGGCGATAGAGGATGCAAACCCCGTGCTCTTGCACGTAGCGATGCTTCTGCACGTCGTGATGCTTCT